GTGTCGCAACGGCTTCACCTACAATCTCCATAGAATCCCCGATATTAACCTCAACGGCATTAGCCGTCACAATGGCATACCAACGTGCGCTAATAACCTTTTCCCATGGCGCAAAGCCAATAGGGTTGTCTGTACTTGCTAAATCAAGTCCCATTTATACCTCCATTTCAGATCCGACCTCTTCAACAGATTCAACGTTTTCAACATCCGTTACAATATCGTTTCCACCCATCTGTGTTTTTGGACCTTCAGTTATGTATTCAACGAGTGGATCGCCTGCATCATTTTCTTTCTGAACGCCGGCGCGTTTTTTTAACATCTTATCGTCACCGAAATCAGCCATAGACCTTTTCTTGTCTTGAACCATTTCATGAAGATGCCACGGCTTAACTACAAGGATCATATCTGCTACCTGAATGCCGCCATGGTGTTTAAAATACTTTTTTAGATACGGTGTTGTTACGCGGTTACAGGCCCACCATGTTAAAGGTGGCGATGCCTGCGTATGTAAGTCAACGTTATCGTCTGTGGATTCAATCCATCTGAATGCAAATTCTTTATTATCCTGTTTCTTCTTTGCTTCCGGTGGAAGATCAAAGATGCTTTTTGATAAAGAGAAATCAACCATTGACTCCTCCGTGATAGTATCCCAATCGGGTACCGATTTTTGGACCCTATCCATTATTTCTTGCTCTCTCTGCGTTATGTTCCTAACCGCAGGTGCCGCATTCTCTTCGGATGATTTTTGTGTGTTCTTTTTCATTTCTTCCTCGTCATTTCTGCGTAAAGCTTTCGCTGTTGTGGTGATCTTAGCCCTAATATTTTTTCAACTTCTGAAAGGCCTTGAGAAGATTTTTTTGAAGATGGCAACGATGAAGATGGTTCAAGCTTGTCAGTTTTTAAAGAAGCTTTTCTTTTGTCTTCAGATGCCGTTTTCTTTTTCCCGTCCATCCCCGCTTGGTGCGCCTGCTGTAGCTTCTCTTCAAAATTCATTGACCTAAGTACAGACCCCACAAGAAAATCCGCGTATGGGTTGCCATCTAAGCCAAGCTCAGACTTCCAACTGTCTGCCGTTGTCTTAATCTCAGATGCATCATCCAGTATTTCAGGGAATCGTTCCGATACAAACTTATCTGTAACTGATTTTATCTGAGAAATTTTTACGGCATCAACAGCTTCTTTAGCGCCGTCTTTAGTGGCCTGTTTCATGTAATAATCTATTACATTCAACGCTACAGAAGGGTCATCTTTATGTTCTGACCATATAGCTTCCAATTGGCCTCTACTTAATTTCTCCTCACCCTTTGGCTGTTTTTCTGACAGCCTCTTTTCAGCGAATGCTTTGTTTTTCGCGGCCCTTTCTTTTTTAAGATCAGCTTCAAGGGCTGCAATTTTTACTGCTGTATCATCCTGTTCCTGTTCCTGCTCTTCTTTGTCCTCGGCATCAGGAATGTTTTCCTCATCCGGTAGGTTCACTTCAGGTGAATCGTCTTGCTCTTCCTGAGGTACTTCAACTTCTTTCTTTTCTCCATCATTCCCGTCAAGAGTGGCAACAAAATCGTCAGAGACAATATCGTTGTCATCATCAGGTACTTCGATAGGCTCCATGTCCATCTTTACTACCTCCGTAATTGGGTGTTGTTCTCCGTAAATACAAAAAGCCCCATAGAGTCCTAAGACCCCATGAGGCTTTCGCGTTACGGGCTTTTTAACAACGCTCGTTTAATTGAGGGCTGTTACTTTTTTATATCTTGTCCCATTCCCCTTTGAGAATAAGATCAATCATAGATTTTGCCATTCCCAATACTCTTGAAATAGCTTTCAGTATTACCTTTGTTTGGCTACTCAGCTTTGAGTCCGTTTGCAAGTAACCTCCTCCTTAGCCTATTAGTTGCATGTTTTTCTAATGATGTCAATACGTTTAGCTGTATCAATTTATTTGCATCACCGTCAGCTTGAGACATAGGGAACTTTAAAACCTTTTGGGCTATATCTAAAGCGGCTTTCCATCCCTCAAAATTAGATGACGATTCATAAGATAATATCAAGTCGCTCAAAAGCTCAGCCAATCGTCTTTGATATTCCCAAAAATCCTCACTCTTTAAATATTCTCTATCCATTTAACCTGCACCTTGCGCTTGTTTGGTCTGTTCTGCCTGCATTGCTTTTGACTGTAGATATTGCTGTATAACTTGCGGAATCTCAGGGTTTGCAGGAAGAGCAGCCGCGATTTGCCCCATAGCCGGGTTGATATATTTACCCCTTGGAGCGTCTTGATTATAAGCTTCAACGTAATCCTGTATGAGTTCAAGTGGGTTCGCCATAGGGTCATTCCTCAATGCATTGAACATTGCTTCAGCTCGCTTCATTGTTAGCGCCTGGTTTGCCATGTCGGAGCTTCCAACAAGCTTAAATGTAACGCTACGCTCCATAGCCTTTCTCGGTATTTTGACAATCTCGCCCCTGTATATAAACGTAGCGTCGTATGGAAGATGCTGATAATACAAGTCATACAGCGTTTTAAGCAAGGAGATAAAATCTTCCTTTATACACACTGCTTGATAATTATTTCTTATATTCCCTTCTTGCAGTGCGTTTAATGTTTCTGTTGCTGTAACATCCTTTGACGAATCGTTTATACGCCCAATCTGAATATCGCTTATAGACCCGACTCTTTCCCAAAACCCAATAAACATCTCTATGAATACAATGGCGTTCCGTGGGTTTGTATTGAATTTTGGGAATATGACTTCGTTTGGATTATCGACCTCAATACCAACTCCTGGCTTTAATGACATCTCCTTTGGCAGTCCTGCTGTGGCAGATGCCATAAACCATGGGATTATTGATATGGTAGTTGCGTTTATAGCCTGGTTATATATATCGGTGGCACCTTTTTGTATGGCTTTAATTTTTTCATACATTGAATACCCATAGGCCTTACCATCTTCCCTGAAAAATCTTATTCTTTTTAATAGGTGCTCATTCTTAAAGTTTAGTTCTATTAAAGGGAGAAACCTTATAAGCAAACCAGTATTTTTTACGATGGTGACGACATATTTCTCCTCTGTCCAATCATTTACCTCGTCTTCATCTTTATCATTTCTGAATGTATAATGAACTACACATTCTAAGCATTCTATGAAATTGGTGTTCGTTTTTTTTATTTCTCCAGTAGCCTGCTCGTCATCACGTTCGTCTTTCTCATCGCCAAGTAGCCAACTTCCTATATTCATATAGCCTTTGGAATCTTTCTTTCTCATAAGACTAGCGTATGACGGCCTAACGACCCTGATAACATTTGATTTTTCCCAATCCTCTGCGTCATCAGAAACAAAAACATCCTCAAAGTTAACAAAATTAATGGTGCCACCAATTGTTTTTTTATCTACTATGTCCTCTGTTATTGCGTTACCATCTTCATCAATAGCTATAACTTCCTCAGATATCGGCGCACCAGTATTCAAATCCATGCTGTCTATTGTTTCATACATGTATTTTCTGGTCTTTACATATACCTCGTCATACTCAGGTATGGCAAACACGGTGCCTTCCAATAGACATTTATGTACGATTGTTGCTGTCTTTTGTTTTATTTTTACTGTTCCGTCAAGCTCTCTGTTGAATACATACTCCAGGACATCTATTGGGTCATTCTCAGAAATTGGCGGCTGTGGTTGGTTTGGATTTTGAGGCTGCCCTAATTTGGTTTCTTGTCTGGAATCCGTCTGCATGTCTTCAGCCTCAAAATTTAATATTGGAAGCTTTCCAATTAAACCAGCAGCTATTCGTGGTTCCATGTTGTCAACGGTTATGGCATGCAAAGGCAATTCAAGTTTCGATTCACCTTTCCATAGTTTGTCTGCCTTGGGTTCTTTCTGGTGGTATACTCGGTATGACTCTTTTATGTTCGCCAATTTCTCTTGACGAAGCTCTGAACTCTCGAAATCACTGTGCAGATCCAAGCAAAAATCGACAAGCTCCTGGTATTTACCGTTCTTTTCTTCTATGCTTATGTCCAAATCTCAAAGTATCCAGTTCCGGGTTTGTTATCATTTAAATTCTGAAATCCTGTTTCATGTGAACTTTTTTTATTAGTGTCTCTTGGTATAAGATTTATAATCGCTTGTGCCATAGCTGCCGTGACAACGGTGTCATCGTTACATCCTGGAGCGGCTTCAAAATGACCATGCTCTTCTATGAATGTTCTCATTTCCGATACGGTCGTTTTGGAATTTATTTTCAAGACCCCATCTCGAACAGCTTCTCTTAATCCATCCATCATGAGAGGCTTTGTCCTCTTGTTCGTGAGCCATCCGAGTTCGCCATTCTCGTTTTTGTATTGCGGGTATTGTTCACGCCTAAGCCCGTCAACGACGGTGTATCCATGGTTATTCAACTCAACACAAGCTGTGGGCAGTTTGCTACCCCTCCTATTTTTGCTTGCGTAGAATTCACCAATCATAGATGCCAAATCAGCAACCATGTCATGATCACGATGCCCATGCCATTGCGCCACTTGCTCACCAGACTTCCTATCCCAAACATCAATACATGTTTTGTCAGGCTCCTTATCAGATGATTTCTGTATTAACTTTTTCATACCCCCGGCAACATCAACAGTTAAGAAATACGACCTCCCTTTTTCTGGTTGTTCCCATATAGTGAACTCGCCGTATTCCGAACGCCGCAACCTTGCTTTGCCGGTCGTTCTTCTTATGCTGCCAACGAAAATCGGTTTCTTTATGTTCTGTTCAAGCTCATCGCAAAGGGTTTTGCTAAAATGGTTCGTGCCTGTACTTAAAAAGGCCTCTTCAACTGTGCTCGGATATTCTTGGTGAAACTTATCAACAGATTTGTTGCATTTGTTGTTTATCGCCCACTCTCTCCAGTATAATTGCTCAAGTGACAGCCCGAATTTCTTTTGCAATACAGACGCTTCAGATGGCATCCATTTTTCTAAATCAACGTCGAATGTTTTTTCTCCTATGCGCTTTAAGAAACCTTCCATCCTGTCTTTAGGTATTGGCATGGAATATTTTTCAATGGCAAACCATGGGATAAATACAAGAACCCATTCAGTGTCCGGATTCGACCACGCGAACACGCTGCCATCTTTCTCAAAGTATGGATGCTTTCCAGATGCGTATGCATCAAACACGCCTTCCTGGAATGTGTTACCATAGCCGTGTGCTGTAGATTCCCTTATTATTTCACTCTCTGACGGAGGATCTGGGACACACTGAAAAAGACCAAGCAACAATTCAGGCGCGTTCTTCGGCCATGAACTTTCTTCAGATGCATGCAACATATGTATCCCCTGCGAAAGGCCGGCACCGGTATTCTTTGCGGTCGCAAGCCTATACTCAGACTTCAGCCCATCACCGGATTTTGTATCAAACTTTAATTCTTGTGAATTACTGGCAAGGGTTTCTGGCTTTAACGGGTTCCGCTCATTGAACAATTTGGCCATAGAAAAAAGCGTCTTTGTACTCTCCTCCTCGTGACCAACTATAAATGTGTTTTTATTTTCGTGTAAGCTCGTCTTCTGATAAAATCGCCCTTCGACATATGTTGACCCACCAAATCTTCGAGACTTTAATAAAAGTATCCTTACACACCCGCCTGTTTCCCTCTTTTGCTTTTCGATTATCTCATGAAGAACCCTTTGCCCGTAATTCATATCAAACGGCAATAGGCTTGACGTATTATGGTCACGTATAGTTAGGCACTCTGTAAAAAAATCAGTGGACCCGTCTACGTAACTTTGTAATATGTCAAGCTCAGATTCCATTTAATCCCTCGCAAAGAAGCTACACTCTCCAAAATTTTCAATAGGCCTGTTGTTCTCAAGGCATGTGTTGTTCTGAACCCGTACACAATTACGACAAATATGAGCCGCCTTCAAAAGCTTCGCAACAACATCTTCAAGCGCTTCGATCTTTGCCGACATATTTATCAGAGACTTGTCAATTGATTTGAACGGATCAAACTTAGGCTTTGCTTTGTTCTCACTCTTAGCCACGTTACCTCCTCTTAATAGTTATACCCACTAAATAGGATTCATTCCTATTTAAGCTAAACACGTATTTAGTCGTTTGTCAAAATAAATATAAATAATCACCTGTTATGGTGTCAGCTTGCCAACCTCCTTATTGGATGTCTTTTTTAGAAAACACCAACTCCTCAATCGTTGTCCTCTTCATTATCTTGAAATCAAAATATCCATTCACAAAAATACCATCTTTGTTTGACCTTGATGCATCCTTTAATGCCATTTTATAAGTCGCGTAGCTTTTTATATATATCCAGGGTTTCTTACAGTCAAGCTGATCATTAAAACTTCCATATAATTCAAATGATGTCCTTTTGTGTGGCATGGGAACCCCCTCTCTCTTTATCGCATAAACCAATATATCTTTTTTCATCCCGCGCCTACCATTTCAACCCCGTCCGGTGGGGGATACAATACAGGGTTCTCTCCGTTATAGCCCACTGGCTCAGGATCTCTTATATTCTCAGGTATCAACAACAGTTTCCCCAATAGCTCTATAATTAGGTCTATATCCAAAACAGAAATAATTTCTTCCCCATCATGTATGGCGTAATCATCCCTATGTTTTTTTGCTTCTTTTAAACAAAACTTAACACTATCGTCACAAAAATTCTCATCACCGAATAAAATATGTGTTGGGCCATAATCTAAATCAACCCCAACCTTATCTTGATATTCATCGTATAGATCCCTTACCTGCTTTGACCACCCCCAATAACAATACCAGCATACATCTCCATATCCGTCACCTACATCCGCTATATCATCAGTTAACTCCCACTTAGCATCATCT